CTTAAATTTTGAATATCCCAAACTTTTCTTTTTGTTCCTTTATAATTTTCATATTGAGCAGGCGCTACGTGTGCAAGGTTTAACAAATGTGCGCCTGATATATTGCCTATTTGAGATTGACTTAATCCATACTTAACACTTAACTCTTGTGTTAACGCAGCAAGTCTTTCTTGTTCTCCTGGCATTCCAGATTGTTGCATTGCAATTTCAGCTGCGCCTTTTAACTCTGATGGTCTTTCTGTTGTTGGTTTACCTCTTCTAGTGCCGCCATAAAATACTCCAGGAGAACCTGACATAAATCCTGGAAGTTTTCCATCAATCATTGCGCTAATAAAACCTTGATATTTTTGTGCTGGCCCTGAAGGAATAACTGCTTCTCCTCCAGTTAATAAAGCTGGATGAACATCTCCTTGAGAAGAATTGCCTGGAACAAATCCTCCTGTTGCCATTTTGGGTCCTTTAAATGGAATTCTTCCTCCAGCAAGTCCTGCTTCTGCAGCAATCATTGTTGATGCAAAACTTGTTGTTGATGCTGCACCCATTGCAGATGACATTCCTTCAAGGCTTACAACAAGTTCTTGTACTGCTTTATTTAAAAGAGAAACTGCGGATTCATCTTCCATTATTTTTGCACTAAATAGGGCCGCTGCATTTTGTGAAGCTATAATTTCTGGAGTAAATAATTCTCCAAAAGTTTTAGTTCCATTTTTTAAAGATACTAGGGCGAATACTCCTTTTAATAAATAACCAACAAAGTTTGCAAGGACACCAGTAAACATAATAATTGGTCCAGATAATGCTACTCCAGCTGCAATAATTCCCATAACAGTTTTTACTGGACCTGGTAATCCAGAAAATACTTTAGCAACACTATTTCCAAAATTTAATAAAGTTGTAGCAATACTGAGAATTTTTTCACCTACTGGCAAAAGATCTGTTTTCATTGTTTCTACTGCTCTTCTAAACTTACCAGTAACGGATTCGGTAGCAGTTTTTAATTCTCCCGCAGCAATATTTTGTAATTGTTGATCGCTTGCATTTGCTAAATCAAACGCAGTTTTAGTCTGACTATTTAATGCACCAAGATTTGAAATAAGAGCAGAAACTCTTGCTTCTTGAAATTTTCCAAAAAGCTTTTCTATAAGTTGTGCTTTTTCTAATGGTTGTAAGTTTTCTAGAGACTTTTGCAACATTTGAATCATTTGTATAGGATTTCCTTTAGTTGCTGTTGCTATACCTCCCAAATTAATATTATAAGCTGCAAATGCTTCTTTAGCTGCTTTAGTAGGATTAATTAATGAAGCCAAAGCAGACTTTATTGCGTTTGCAGATTGTGCTGCAGGAATACCAGCTTCTTTCATTGCAACCATCATGACTGCTGTATCTTTAAAAGATCCGCCTAGTTGTTGAACAATCGGTCCTACTTTTGGAATACCTGTTGCTAAATCTTGTAAACTTGTAGAAGTTTGGTTTTCTACTGCGTTAAGAAAATTAACTGCGCCAGCTAATTGATTAGTATTTAATTTATAAACATTTTGTAAAGAAATTGTAGTTTGCATTGCAGATTGAGTATCCATTTCACCCAATTTTTGCAATCTTAATGCTTCTCTTGTTGAATTTATAAGGTCTTGTCCTTGTAATCCAACCGCAGCTAAATCTGCTGCCATTGCTGCTGTGTCTTTTGCAGCAGTACCCCAACTTGATGCAAGTTCTTTTGCTAATCCAGTAACTTGAATTTTAATTTTTGCTAAAGCTTCCTGTGTTGGTTGCGTTAGACCAGTTCCATAAACTTTCTGTAATCTAACAAGTTCATCATTTACTTGTTTAAATGTTTGTGTTGCTGCTGATCCAAACAACATAAGTGGAACTGTCATTCCAACAGTTAACTGACGACCCGCCCACTGCGTATTTTTACCCCAGTTGATAAGTGATTGTGTTCCTTTATCAACAGCAATGTTATATATGTTTTGCATATTTGTTGCAATTTTTGTTGCATTTGCTACCTGATTAATTCTGGTTGGGGTAAAAACAGAGAGAACGCCTTGTTTAGTGGGGTCCGCCATAACAACAGAGTTTTGTAATTTTGTTTGTTCAAGGGCCAGGGCCTTCATTTGAGCTGTAGCGTTTGTTGTTCCAGCCTTGATAATACCAAAATACTCTGATAACTTTAATTTTCCGCTTGCAAGAGATTTTCCAAAATTTTCAGTTTCACTTTTTAAAGTAACTGTTGCTGCTGTAAATTGTCCAGTTGATAGCATTGATGCTTTAAAAGCAGCATTTGCTTCATTTAATTGTTTGGAAAGATTAGGGGTTATTCCAACTCCCTTTAAACTTTTATTTAAAAGTTCAACTTGAGTTTTTAGGTTTATAATTTGAGAGTTTACACTGGTAAAATCACCAAGTGCTACTATATTAAGTTCGACTCTTGCCATTTATTATTCCCCCAATTCAATTACGCCGATTCCTGCGCCAACTCCAAATCCTTCATTACTAGCTTGGAGTCCACGCAAGTCTGCAATATCCTGCGTAACATCTTCTTCATCGTCGCTTTCAAGGTCTACACCGTTGATTGCTGCCATGAACTTTCGTTCACGATCTTCTCTTTCTCTTGATGCTTTTATGGTTAACATAAGTTCATCAATTGAAAGATTACTTTCTAACTCGTCATAATTTTTCCAATGACCGAGAAGAAAAGCTTCGGACTCAAGGGAGCTAAGGTCTAGTTCGTCCCAACTAGTGCCGCTCCCAAGAGGTTTGGGTCGTTAAGTTTTAGCCCGCCTGCGATTTCAAGAATCTTCATCATTGTTGGAATTTCAATTGTTTCTTCGAACTTATCTTTATCTTTTGCAAGTTCAGGCTTGTCAAGTCCTTCTAGGCAAACCATTGCAGCTTCTACAAATATGTCCATAGCTGCATCTTCAGATTGTAAATCTGGATCATCCATTTTTTTAATAACAGCCATAAACTTCTTAAGCTGTTTGATAGGAAGCGGTTTAATGATGAGTGTTTCACCATTTGATAATTCTACTTCTAATATATCATATACTGTTGTTGCCAATTTATAGCTCCTTTTGTTATTTAAATTATACCAAGAATATAAGTATAAACAAACTCAAGGCCCCGTCATTTCTGACGGGGCTTGAATTTTATATTAAGTTTTTTTATAGATTAAGCTGCGCCCCATACACGGTCAATTATTACACCGTATTCAGAACCTGCATATCCTACGTTAGAATCATCTGGCAAGCAGCGGAAACTTACTGGGAATACAGTTGCTGCATCACGCTTTAGGCCATGAGCCGTTGTATCAACTGATACAACACGACGTGCAACGTAAACACGCTCTTTATTACGAAGAGCTGTTGATGTTGGAGTTAAATTCTTAACTTGAGCTGGAGCATTTCCAACTGCAATTAGAACACGTTCTACTGGAGCATCGCCTAGGGCGCCTGCTGCCATGTTTAATGTGCTTCCAACTTCTGAGCCAATTGGAGTTGTGTCTGCTAGAGAATTAACTGCTGTAACAGCACTTCCTGTTGAATTAACATAGTATGTATCCATTTGTCCCCATGAAAGGGTAAGATTGTCTAGTGTTGCTTCTACTAGCTCTGTCTTTAGCATAACCTTAAGTGTCTGCTTAAACAAACGAGCTGCGTCTAGCAATTGATCAACCATTACTTCACCATAATTTGGTTCGTAAGAAATTTCAAGACCTGAGTTTGTATAACCAACCTCACGGTAAGCAGCTGATGCAAGCAAGCCTGTACGAGCTGAAGTTCCTGTTGTTGAACCAAAAAGAGTTGCTAATGTTGCTGTAGTTGTTGATGGACGAGAAGTATCTTCAGCTGCGCTGATAAATAGGTCTGCTGCACCAACGATAACATTTTTTGTATTTGTAGCCATATTTTATTTCACCACCTTATTTTTTTTAAATTAAAAAAAAGATGACATTTTTACTTCCTCATAGAAAAGAATAGCATTAAATGGATATAATCCAAATTTTACAGGTATCTTCCTGTATCTGAATCTAGGTCTCTTGAGTATGAATATACGATTGAAATAGTGCCCATCATAAACCCGCCCTCATCTGTAAATGCCTGTACTGGATCAGATGCTTCTAATTTAAAGTAATGGAATTTAAAAAGACTGGATTCTGATAGTTGTAATTGTACTTCTTTTGCTGACTTATCATAACGTCTGAAAACGTCTGTAATGAAGTTTATAACAGTTTGTATTTGAAAGGTATCCCTTGACACTATACTCATAGTTATAACCTCTTCAGTCATCCACCAGGCCACCCCTGTGCCCCTCTGAGATGTATCATAGATGATATATGGTCTGCCTGGTAGTAAATTATTAAATTCAGGAACTTGTTGTGCTGGAATGATAGGCACCATATTATCTTCAAATCCATCAGCAAAATAATCATTATAATTAAACAAGTTAGCATTTTGAAGTTCTTGCCATAAAACGTTTCTTAATTCATATACAGCAACCTTTGTATAATCAGCCATTATTTAATCACCGCCATTCCTCTTGTAATAGAATCAACTACTTGAGATACTGTCTTTCTAATATCAACAGTCCCCGTATTATTATTATTTAAAATAATAGCACTTTCTTGTACTATTTTCTCATACAACCCAGAAGAATCCATAATTGATTGAGCATTCTTTGAGTACCATTCAGACATAAAGTTTTGTAAGGAATTTTTTACTGATATCCCGCCTGGGTGCATAATATTTATAACCTTGCCAGCTTTAACAAAATTTATACCGTCATTACCCATAAATGCAAGAGTTTTTCTTGCTCTAAAAGAAACAATTCTTCCAGTTTCCATGACTTCTGCTTTTTCTCTAAAAATATGTTTTGTGCTTACATACTTTCCAGTTTTTCCAGCTATCTGAAGTTGTGGGTTAATTGGAACGGGACTTTTGGACAATAAAAATTTATTAGAAATAACCATAGTGCCATTTAAAATTGAAGATCTTTCAATTATAAACAATCTTGCATTTGGAACACCTACTTGATTCCATTCATATATATGATGCATTCTTTTTTTATTTACCGCTGAATAAGTATCTGTTGCTGACATAAACCTTTTTCCAATTATAACAAAAGCAGCACTTGCAATTTGATCAATAGTTGAGGTTCTTGTTAATTCAGTAATTCCCTGAACTTTCATTAATAACTGTTTATTTATATTGTCTAAATCCGTTTTTTTAATTTGTAGTTTTATCATTGATTTGTACTGGGACCCTATGCAACGTAGATTCATAATAAGATACTTTACCAAAAGGGTCTAAAACTGCATGCGAAGATGATATTTCAAATATTGAATCTGGATTGCCATATCTATCTATTTCTGTAAATACCTGTTGATTGTCACTTGATTTTATATAATGTATTCTCCAGCGCTTACTCATAATTTCTAAGCCCTTCATTTTGAGTTGAAGTCTTTCATCATACCCGCCTTGAGCATTATCAGCATTTCCAAAAACTTTATTATCACCCTTAGTGCTTGTTCCTCTTGATTGAATTGGTTCAATTTTACATGGTATAGTTTTTTCATATACCCATTCTCTTATAATAGATCCAGTGCTAGGATCTTGTTTGTTTTGCTGCTTATAAATATCAGCATACATATTCATAATTGAACCAATAATTGACGGTATCATATTATCACTATATTGATATTGCGATATTGATCTAGTATGTTATCAACAGCTACATTACCCGTACCATTAAATGCCCCGCCAGCCATTTCAAATGAAATTTCGCTGAGATCAATTTTCTTAAGATACTTATTTCTCCAGTTATAATCATTTGCAAGTATATCTCCAACTAACAATATTGTTGCTAGCTTGATATCTTCAGGTACGTACTTGTATCCTATTTGACCTTGAACTTTGTATCTTGTACCCGCCCTAAATCTTCCATAATACAAAACGTTGGGATCTACTTGATTATCGTATCTGACATCCCAGCCTGCATTAACAATTCTAATTGCTCTTCCAGTTGGACTAATTTCTAGACTAAACCCAAAATTATTAATAACTGGATCTACTGTTTTATCAATCAGTAATATGTCATTTTCCCAAACTTTATCAACACTTAACATTTTTTCAGTTAATTCTATTGCGTCTGATCCCATACCAAATTGTTCTTGTGAGCCATAATATTGACTAAATTTTTGTCCAGTATAGCCCTCAACAATTGTTCTAGCTAACTTTTCAGCATTTGATATTGTTTCAGGACTTTGATAATTTAAATCATAGGGACTTGCTCCGTACCCTAAAAAGTCAATAACATTGCTTATAGTTGCGTATACGGTGCATATACGATAAAAATCTTCTTGATTAAATTCAATTGCATTTACTTCATATGTCCATACTATCTTTAGGACTCTTTGAATATTAGTAAGGGACGGGTTAATCCAATATGAATAAAGACCCTCTTGATCTTCATCTATTACCGCAGTTGAATGATCTATAAGTGGTATATCGTCATTATCTGCATCATATACGCTTATTGTTGGTACACTATCTGCTTGAACCATTACTCCATCAACTATGACGTTTATGTGTATTTTTTCTTGGCTTCCCTTGACTATATCTTGCAACTAAGTCACCTCCGTAGATTATGAATAAAACTCTTGCGCCTCACGGGGAGTAGCAAGGCGAAAACCTTCTTCAAGATCAAAAATTCTTTGTGCGTCTGTTTCTGACATTGCAATAAATGGATGTAATGCTGTAAAGGTATGCCCCAAAGACTGATATGTCCCATTTTCTCTATCCATTTTTACAAGTACCAAATCTTCTTTTTTCATGCTCTTTTTCTCTTTCTTTTCTACTCGCTCAATATTTACTTTTTCAACATTATTAAACTTATCATACATTTGATAAGTTACGCCTTCTTCTTCTAGAAGTGCAACTATTTCTTGTTTTGTTTTTGCAGACTCCAATTCAATACCAAATGAATCTGCTACTTTTTTTAATTCTGCTATTTTTAATTCTGTAAAAGACATTATCTTCCTCTCGTTAATGTGTTTCTATTATATCAGAAAATGGTTAAGGGGGATATTTGCATATCCCCCTTAACTTTGTATCTAATTATTTAATTAGAATGTGTATGGGCCTGTGCCACCAAGTACACCTGCGCCGTGTGTTACGGAACCAAATGGACCATCGGATACTGAGCCTGAGACCTTAACGTTCTTTACAAGAACATGTGCGTCGTAGTTTTCCATAGCTGCACCAACACGGATAAAGAGAGTATACTCAATTGTATCCTTCTTTGGCTGGAACAAACGATAAACAGTTACGTCACGCTTGATACCAATGATAAAGTTCTGTGGGAATGTCAAGTGGACATCACCAAAGAGACCGTCAGTAGCATCATATGCGCCGTTGTCAGCAGTTCTATCTGCTGAGTCACGTGTCTCGTCTATTAATGGAACGTTGATTACGGGAATACCGAAAGCAAACGGAGTTGTAGATCCTGGACCGCCGTCATTAGCCTTAACATCACCACGGATAACGCCAGAAGCGATATCAAATGGAGAGAAGTTATTGCCAGTGCCAGAAGTTAGGTTATACAAATAGTCTTGAACCAAATTCGATCCTGCAAAGAAGCGAAGTTGATTGCGACGTTGCTTGTACTTACGTGGAAGGGTCTTAATAGCCAGATTGAATACTGCCTTATCAAGTCCAACACCACCTGCGTTAACAACGTGAGCGTTATCTGCTGCCATCTTACGGAAACCTTTGAACGCTGAAAGCAAACCTGAGTCAGATCCTGTGCCATTGATTAGAACATCCTCAATGTCATTACCTGCCTGGGTAGCCATCAAACGCGCAATGTGGTCTTCTAGATCTGGGCCTTCAAGATTGTCTTCGAGAGACTCTGAAGAAAGTTCCCAGTCCAAACGTAGCTTACGTGTTGTCAAAGAAATCTTTGAAAAAGTTGCGCCTTGATTTGATACGCCACCGACATAATCGCGTGGATTATCTTCTGCTGCAACTGTCATAATTCTTTGTCCAACTGAAACACGATCAATCTCTGTTACATTAGAGCGCATACGAATTGTACGTGCTGCCTTTGCAAGAATAGTCGCATCCCACATGTAATCAAGAAAACGATTAGCTTGATCTGGATAAAGGAGACCAGTACCTGAAAGGGTACGTCCGTCGCCTGAAAGATCAGAACCACTTGTTCCTAAATTAGTTGTATCTATTACTTTTTGTAGAAGTTCATTACTCATTTTATTATTTCACCACCTTATTTTTTTTAGATTATTTTGTAAAGCTTTGTACACCGAGGAAGTGTCCTTGCCATATACTTTTTTGTATCTTTTTTTCCTCCAATGATCCGTTAAGATCACTGGACTTCTTTACTGCGGTTGCGGATTCAAAGCCCTTAAGCTGATGGTCAACATATTCAATCTTGCCATACATATCCGTAATCGTCTTATTCATTTCTTCGTGCTTAGCTTTAAGTTCATCAATAGCCTTAGACATATCGTTTCTTGTTTCCTCTACCATACGATAAACATCTTGAACTGTAGCAGCATGAGTTGCATAATTCTTTTCAATGGAATCATTAAAGAAGGTCTTAAGGTCGCCCACCATCTTTGTGAAATCAAGTGTATCCTCAACCTCTGAAATAGTTACAGCCTTCTCGATTGCTTCTCCTGAATCAACTGCTGTTTCATCAACAGCAACAACTGCTTCTGCAGCTGGAGTTTCAATTTCATTAGCCTCATTGACTACTTCTGTGTTTGTATCTTCTGTCCTTTCCTTACCTCCTTCATCATTCTTTTTAATCGCACTAGTGACATCAATAGGCGAAACTTGTTTTACTTTATTTTGATCTGGATAAAGATTAATTGTGGCGTTGCTATCAACAACATTTCCTGGAGCAGCTGTTTCTAAAGCTGAATGACTTGGGCCTGGAGCATCATCTTTTTTAAAATAAGAATCAATTACTTTTTCAATTGCTTCAAATTTTTCAACATCTGTTTGTTCTACCCAACCAATATTATTCATGTCTGTTCCGCAAACAACACAATCTTTTGTTGTAGCTGTTGATGTTGATGCAACTTCATCTTTTTTACACCAAAAAACATTTTCTGTTAATGTATCAGCGGCAATTCCTTTTATAATTGATTCACCATCGGAATTTTTTTGAATAGAAAAAATATTTGCAAGTTGATTTGCTGGAGAATCTACAAGGCTAAGCTCATGTAGTTCATATTTGTGAATAACTCTTCTATCTTCATTTGAACCATCATCTGATTTTTCCATCTTGGCATCTACAATATTCCCGCCTATTGAAAACCCAGTTAATGTACCATCAAGAACTTTTTCCCAAGTATCTTGTGCGCCTTTTGAAACATAAGTTGTTACATAAATTCCGTTATACTTTTTGCCAGTTTCTTTGTCGAAAAAAGTATCTTCTTTAAAATCAACCATTTTTCCAACTGCTACTGGTTGATGCATTTCTCTTATATTGCCTCTAAAGCCTTCAAAGGCTTTTCTATTTGCTTCAGCAGTTACAATATCGCCATGGCGGTCTAAATTATCTAGAGAAGCGAATCCTGACACAGTTCTTTTTTCCTTGTTTACTTTCGCAATTGGGAAAGCTAAGGCCATTGATGATTCGCTGTTTTGCCAATATGTTTTTTCTATTTTCATATGTAAATAAATAATAGCAATAATTATTAATAACTCATAATTATCAGCTTATATTATTCTTGTTGTCTTCCTTCACCTTGAGGGTTTCTACCACCGCTCATTTTATCTGGGGCATTCAAAGTTCTTTTTTGATCCCTGGCCCGAGTACCTTTTGCATCTGTTGCCATTTCAGAAGCTTGCTGAGGCTTTAATTCAAGGGCAACGTCTCCTCCTTCGATTGGAGCACGACCCATTCTAGATCTTACTTCATTTGGAAGGACTACCTTATTTACAAGATAAGAAGCATCAATTCTTGATTGAGTTTCTTCATCTGTAAGAGCCAATTCATTAAATCTAAGCATGAAAGCGTCTGTATATTCTTTAATAATAAAATTAATTTTATGCTCTAATTCTTCTTGCATAGGACGACATACTTGCTCTTTAAATGTTTTATCTGCATCTTTAGCATTTGCTAGTGAAACATCTGCAGGCATACCAATTTTAGAAATTGGAACACGGTGTGCAATTAGAATACGATCTCTATTTTCTACAGCATAATTATTGAATGAAGAATATTGAATTCCCGCTTCAACTGGATCCATTTTAA